ATCATCGCTTTGTGTAGCCTGTAGTATAGTCGTAACACTGGGTAACTTCTCTTTACCTACAGCATAGGTTCTTAAACCGTCAGTTGTACTCCTGGTACATGGTGGGTAGTGATAGAGTTTATTCCATTTCATTTGTATCTCCATATCTTTCTTTAACTATTTTTAAAAAAGCCTTAGCCATTTCAGGTGTTATATTACATTTAGCACAATTGTATGCCCAAGTCGTAAAAATTAAATTTTGAGGTGAATAACCCTCCGTAGATAATATTCTATCTGTAGAAATATTAGTTATAATTTTTTTATTCTCTCCAGGTTTATTTATACCCATTGTAGTAGTCATTTCTACACCTGTTGCAGGACATTTCATGCCATATCTAGCTTTTTGTTCTAACCAATGATTATGAAATTCATCAAAATTTTTAAATTCATTAATTCTATTATGATTTCTTGATGATGTTTTTATAGAATTCCATAACTTCATTATAAAACCTCTTTCTGTATTATAATATGTATTCATCTTAATTGAGATAATTTCTTTATTATCTTTTCTATATCCAACAGTATATATTTTTTGTCTTTTACTAATTTTTTCTCTATTTTTTAAATTATATTCTTTTTGTCTTGATAGTATATATTCTCTATTATCTTGATAATGTTTTTTGCTTTTAATTAAAAGTTGTTCTCTATTTTTTAAATAGTATTGGCTAGTTGTCATTTTTTACGTTTCTTTCTTTTAAATTTTTTATCATAGTCCTCTTGTTCTTTTATTAATCTCTCTGATGGATAGTAGACATCTACATGAGTATAACATTTTGGACAAGATAGGTTTGTAACTATAGAATAATCTTCATCGTCTTCCATATCATGGTCTCCACCCCATATTAATTCTGTTCCACAATGCCAACACTTCATTTCTTTTTTACCGGTGATATCTTCCAACGGCTCTTAGCTGTACGCCAACCATCTTTAGAAACATCCCAGTATCTTTTGCAAAGGTTTCCCGTGCTCTTAGCTGTAAATTCATATTGCATATCTGAATTTGAATCATAAGGCCGTTTAACTTTTTTACCATCCGATTTTGAATAGTAACTTATTGTGTGCATGTCTGTCATTTTTTCCTTTCTATGTTATTGTTTATATTAAACCGCTTTCTCTCATCTTCCTAACTTTGTCATCTATTTGTTTTGCTAACATAACATTGTCTTCTCTTAACACATGTACTTCTTCTGTTAGTTTCTCAACATGTTTGTGTAGATACTTGTTCCTTGTCTCCAGAACCTGGATCATCTCTTCTAAGTCATTAGGTCCTCTAGGCATGGGTACGTTTGCATTCTTATACTCTTCTTCCATAGTCATAGGTTCTTTAGTCATAATAAGCTTCTTCTAATTTTTTTTTATCTAACTTATATTTATCAGCTAATTTTATAGCCAAACCAAATTTACCTTTTCCTCTACATTTCTTAATTAAGTTTAATAACTGAAATGTAAAATCAGTTTTACTTTTAATCAGTTTTGCCTCCTTTAAAAAATAATTTTAGAAACTCGGTGTATGCTTTACCACCATTATATTCTTCAGGTTTGTTTTTAAAATGCTCTGTATTAGAAGCATTCAATAGATCGTTATCTACTGTTTTGTTTTTTCTCTCTTCATTCATTTGGCTTAAACTTTTTTGTTTCATTTTTTCCTTTCAGTTTATCGTACGCATGTTTTTTTATATCTTTCTTTGTTTTCATAATAGTCAACGCATCTATACCATTGTATGCTTTGATAGCAGGTGTCTGTGATACCGCTGCACCACCTATACTAGACAACAACAAAAGTTCACTGCAACTTGTTGTCATTATCAGTATCAGTAGGCATATCAACTTCATCTATCTCTCCCTTTGATTCACACATCGTGCATTGTGCCACAATTTCTTTAGGAATACCAACGTCTTCATTTGGTATTTTAACATAGCCATTACCCATACAACGTGGACAGATCATATTAGTTTTCTTTCTTGTTTTTTACTTCTGTATTAGTTTCTAATTTTAAACCTGCTAACATTGTTATTAGCTGTGCAACTTCCCCGTAAGGTCTGTTCCACATGTAGCTTAACATTTCTTTCCTTTGTGCTACTGTTATTTTAAACATTATTTCTCCCCTTTCATTTTACCGTTTAGTTTTTTTGCTTTTTCTTTTGCTATTACTTCTATTGTCTTGCTTATTGATAGTTCAGTATCAGGTAATAAAACCTTAGAAATCTTTATCAAAGTATTGTATGTTGCGTGTTGTAACGAAACATTTCTATATTTAGTTATATCAGTCATTTTCTTTCCTTTTGTTTATGGCCTGAATATAGTTTGTTTTATAGGATTGTCAATGATAAAATTTATGTTAATTATGCAAATCTGTAGTTTGGTACAAAAAGATTGTTTACCACCAATAAAAGATACAGATGTGTACAGCACCTACTATGAATGCTCTACAGTAGGTTATTTACGTGCTTTAAAAATAATGGATGAAATAGGTGGTGACTTAGTTAACCAAGTTAAAATACAGGCATATTTTACCTGTAAAGAAGTTAACGAGCTCTAGTCAGGGTTGTACAAAGTATATTTTAATGTAAGCTCTTCGCCTGCTTTAATTTCTTTTGTAGTCTTTAAATGCCACTCATCTTCTAAATCTAATTTTTTACAATTTGGTTTTTCTGAATGATTTATGAATCCACCTAACGGAGTTCTTATTAAAAGTTCGCCATAAGAAAAATGTATCATACCAAGATCAATATTTTTAGGTATAGTTTGTGTTGCAAACAAACCTAAACCTTCAATAGAGCTTTGTTTAATAGTAAGCGAGTCTGGTAATGGTCTGTAATTCATCCGGGTTCATCTCCTTGGCAAACATAGCCTACAACTTTTTTATCTTTGTATATGTGATACTCGATAGAAGAGAATAGTTTTCTTTTTTTGTTTTGTTCAATTTTTACGTTAGTCTCAAACCAATTGCTACAATTGGTATGTATTTCAAAAGTATCTAATTTAATTTCTCCTTCTACAAGAAACATTAAACTTATAATAATGGGTTTCATTAATGACCTTGGCCACGATTCTTTTTAGGTTTAGCTCTTTTAGGTCCCCATTTTTTTCTTATACAACCTTTTCTTCTTTTGTGGGTTCTTTTATAATAATTAGCTTCTCCATATAAAGCTTTTTTCTTAGCCATCTATATCCATTCGTAACTTCATTGCTGAATCTTTATCTACTTTCATATATTTTATAACTCCATTTACTTTTTGTACAACGTCTTCACCACAATTAATACATCTATAAATATTATTATCAATATTAACTAACATTGTTTTTTCTGTGCACTCTGGACAATCACCTGTAACTATTTCTGTAGTAAATTTTATCATTTTATTTTTCTAAAAATTCGTATCGTGTTTTGCCGTCTTCATCTCTGTAAGCTTTCATAAATTGATTCTTATTATGCTCAGTAGAATATGAACAATGGACCCATCCTGAGTTAGGATCTCCATCTTTGTAGTATTCAAGTATTAACTGATTCATTTCCAAGTTATCTTTAATCCACAAAGCTAATTCTCTGTTATCTACTCCCCATATCTCAAAATCTGCTGCTGCTGATTTTTCATCAGCGCAATGTTCAGATGTAATTTTAGAACCTATTGCTAAACACAATTCTGCACACCTAAATCCACTTGATATAATAAGTGGAGCGTTAAAATTAGTTCTAATCGGTTGTAATATATTTACAGCAAGAGCTTTTAAATTTTCTATTTGTTGAGGTGATGGATTATTAGATATACCTTTCCTAGTCGCTACTTGGCTTTTAATAACCTCATCAAGAGTAAAATTAGCTGAAAGTTTCATTATTTTTTAGTATTGCATTTACATCTTTTGCCAAAGATTTTATCTATTAGTTTTTTAAAAAACTTTTTCATTATGGAATTAGTATAAGACTTTTAATGCTTTTGCTACCATCAATATTAGTTTGTAATTCTGCTTTAGATTTTATACACTTAAACTCTACATTTTCAGAAATACCACGACTAGCCATACGCTTACCTTTTAAGCATTCTGACATAGATGGCTGTATTCTATGTTCTTTAATTTCAGCACCTACAAACATTAATAAAGCTACTACAGTTTCAATCATTAGTGACCTCCATTACCATTTTTTCTTACTTTGTCTTTTAAACTCTCAACATCTAATAATGTTTTTTCTAGTTGATCTCTAAGGAATTGTATATTAACCTTGTTAGTCATATTTTGTTCTTGTGTTTTTTCTAATTTTTCTACAGTTTTATATATATCTTCTATCAACATAAACTGTTCCTGGTCCGTGGGCTTTTGTTCACTCTTCTTTAACAGATCTGCTTGGAATAGTTCTCTTGATGTCTCAAGACTTGTTAGTCTTCCAGTTATCTCTGTGTATGCGATCACACCAGCTATAACGCCAGCTATAATCATTGCCATATTGCGAATAGGCATATTTATTGATGTATTTTCACTTATTTTCATAAGATCTTACCTTTGTTCTTGCCATTCTTAACCATGTACTTTTGTGTTCCATTTGCACCAATCTCTACTTCTTTACGTAAAAATTTAAACATGTTCATTTGTTTTGTGTCTTCAAACTTTTGTTGAACATAATCTAAAACTTTTTGTTTGTTAAACCTGTCTCTTTTCATTTATAAAAACCGTCAAAAACCCAATTAACAAATTTGTCCCATTGTTTTTTAATCCATTTAATCATTTTTTTTCTCCTCAATTTCGTAGAAAAAATTATCTGTATCTTCTGTTTTCCATTGACCAGAATTTTCTACATTCCATTCACTTGTTTGTACCTTCCAGTCAGGAATAGTATTCTTAACTGTAAACGAAGGTATATCCCATATTATTCTGTTATTTGGCTGAGCCGCATAGTTGCCATCATCTAAAGCAATTATGTGAGCGCACTTATGTTCGTGCGGAATTTCCGAATGATCGGTGTCTATTATATTACTCTCTGGGTGTGCAAAGTCAATTGTAAAAAGATATGACCCTTCGTGCCATTTCTTGTCTTTGCCTATGTATTTGCCGTGTTGTCCGTCTAAAAGATCCCAACTAGTAACAGCAGGGTAATAAGAAAAGCAATTCCAGAGTTGAAGTTCATCAAGTCTTTTAATGGGAACAGTTTCCGGTTGAAAGCCACGTTGAATAAAAGCCGAAATTGGCAGTCTATAAAAGACAGCGCCATTTTCCATAATACAATGAAAAAGTATACTACGTCCAGTAAGACTTGATATGCCGAATATAATACAATCTTCAACTTCTCCATGATGTTTTTTAAGATCATATAAATATTCTCTTCTAATTTGTGCGTAAGTTGCAGGTATGTTTGCGTTTAAATAAGCCATGTATCATAAATTAAAATATTAATAATATTAAAAATATAATTACAACAGCCGTTGCAACTTTTTTATGTTCTTTAACTATATGTTTAGCTTCGTTTATAATTTTTTCCATAAATTGTCTTCTATTCATTGATATCTCCCCAATTTTTTCCTGATTCATAATCTACTTTGTTTGGAATCTCTAATGTAACAGCATTTTCCATAATCTCAACAATTTTTTTAGCTTGTTTATCAGATTCTACAGATATGTCTAATTCATCATGAACCTGTATGTGCGCTACAATGCCTTCTTTATATAAATCTAACATACATTTTTTTGTCATGTCTGCTGCAGATCCTTGTATTAATTTATTTAATGCTTTGTAAGTATAAGCACGCTTGATACCTGGCCCATGTTCCTGGACAGCTTGTTCAAACGGTAATGCCTTGTGCATACCAAATTGATTAGGTTCCCATAAATGAAATCTACATAATCTACCCAGTAAAGTTCTTATTTGACCTCTTTGTTGGGCTCTATTTGATACAGATCGCATAAGAGATTTAACAAAAGGTACTCGTTGGTGATAAATTTGAAATAATGATTCAGCTTTTTCTTTACTAACACCTAACTCTGCTTGTAATTTAGCTTTACCCATTCCATAAAACAATCCAAGATTTATTGTTTTAGCATCTGATCTAGGTATATCTGCCATTTTAGCTACAATGGTATGAAAGTCAGCATCGTTTTGTAAGTAAGAATCTTTAACTGCAAAGACACTAGTGTCTTGATCTAGAGATGCATAATGAACTACAAGTCTTGGTTCTTGTTGACTGTAATCAAAACATCCCCACTCGCAACCTGATTCTGGTATAAATAGGGATCGAATCATAGGACCTAAGTCTTTATTACGAGCAGGAATTTGTTGTAAATTTGGGTTAGAATAAGAAAATCTACCGGTAACTGTACCACCTTGGTCAGATCTTAATTGATTAATATCGGCATGTATTCTACCTTTGTGTTCGTGTTTAATAATAGTATCTATAAATGTTGTATGTGCCTTGTTTATCTCTCTAGCTTTTGCTATCTTATTAACTAATGGATGTTCATGAGTAGACAAGAAATTTTTAGTAAATGAAGGTGCCTGTGTTTTTTCAGTTCTTTCATACACCAATCCAAGTTTGTCAAAAACTTTGGCAATACTTCGTGCAGCCCATATTTGACACTCTTCTCCTGTTTCTTTTTTTACTTCTAACAACAATTGTTTTTCTTGTTTACTTAATTTTAATTTCAATGTATGAGCAGATTCGATATCGACTCTAACTCCTTTAAATCTCATATCAACTAAACATGGAAACAAATCTGTTTCTAAATTAAATATAGAACTTATATCTTGAGTAGTTATTTCTTTTTGCATAACTTTCCACAAAGCTAAAGTAATCTCAGCGTCTCGTTCTGCGTAATTTCCTACATATAATGCGGGTAATTTCCACATATCTGCTTTAGGATCTAAACCCCATTCTTTAGCAGCGTTAACTAATTCTAATTCATTTTTACCTTGACCAACGTAATCCCAACCTAAACTATTTAAATCAAATCTATATCTATTTTCATTTACTAATGAAGCTGCAATCATAGTATCATAAATTCTACCATTGATTTTAAAACCCATAGCTCTAATCCAAGATACATCATACATTGCATTGTGAAATATTTTATCTGCGTTAGATTCACAAATATCTTTAAACCATTTTAAAACTAAATCTTTATCTAAGTTACCACCACCTTCATGAGCAAATGGAAAATAACCTGAGTAACCATCTGTGGCAACAGCTATGCCAACCACTTTACCTCTACCAACAATAGCGCCAGATCCTTTTGTTTTTAAATCAGGATCATGTGTTTCTAAGTCAATTGCAATTTCATTAGCGTGGCGTAAGTCTGGAAATTCTGTAGGCTTAACCCATTCTGTTTGTGCTTGAAATATTGGTGGTTTCATATTTTTTTAACTTTCTTTTTGCTATGTTTAAATGCATTGTTTTTAGATCTAGTTTCTTTTTTAGTTCTTCTATAATTAATCTTAGTTGTAAGTTTCGATTGACTCCTATTTTCATAATCCCTTTCCTTTATCATTTCTAAATAATGTATTGCTTTTTCTATGTCTTGTTCTTTCCCTTTCGCTGCATGTCTGCATATATATTTTATAGCTGATCCCTCTGCAAAAGGCAACCTGTTCTTGTTTATAAACTCACTCGGCTGCATAATCATATCTTTGTAGTGAGATCCTCCTATTTGTTTTTTGTATGCACTCATATTATAAATTCCTTTCTCTTGTTATTGTTTTTAATTAAAAATAAATTTTGCATAGATCTAGTAACGGCTACATACCAAACTCTATACTCTTCATCTCTTTTAGCTCTTGACTTACTTGCTGCTTTTATTGTGTTGGTTGTTTCATTTAAAAACAAAACAACATTTGTTGCTTCACCACCTTTTGCACTGTGAATTGTTGATATAGTTATTCTAGGTGTTCCATCTATTCTTTCTTTGTTAGCTAACAACACTCTAAGATAATCTATTTTATCAGAGGCTTCATTATTAAATGCTTCGTGCCATTCTAATTCTAAATTTGGTTTCTTATCTTTAATTCTCTCTAATATTCTTTGTTCTATTATCTCTGGTATCTTTTCGTTTTTTTTCATTTTATTCCAATATTCAATATCTTCGTATAAATTTTTTCCTATACTGTTTTTACCGTCTGATGTTTTAAAAAATAAACCTTTTTGTTTTAACATTTTAGGTATTTCTTTTAATAAAGAATTTGTTCTAGCTAGTATTAACCAACTTCCTTTAGACATATCTATGTCTGCTATTTTAATAACTTCAGTTATCTGTCCTTTTTCTTTTTTAGGGTAATATTTTTTATCTAATCTGTATTCTTCTATTCTACCTACAATAGATAAAGCAGCTTTTTGTATTTCGCTAGGAACTCTTTTAGATTGTTGCAAGGGAACTTCAGTAGCTTTCCATTTAATAAAAGACATAACATCTGCTCCTGCCCAACCAAAAATAGCTTGGTCGTCATCACCTGCAATCCACACATCTGCCTCATTTTCTTTTTCTATTTTTTCTAACATATCCCATTGAATTTTTGACAAATCTTGAGCTTCATCTACAAAAATAACGTCTAATTTCCCTTTAACAGTGCCGTTTTTTAGAAATTTGTCTAACATGTCGGTAAAATCTATTAGACCATATGTTTTTTTATAACTATTTATTTCTTTGTCTATGGCATCTAATTTGTTTCTTTCAACCTTACTTAAGTGTTCATTTAAATCAAATTGATTCAAGGTGTCTATTCTTCTAACCCTAGCTAAATTTATTAAATTTAAATATTAACTGTTAGAACTAAAAATTCCATTCCATGAATTGCTTTCATATGATGCATAATTAATTTGTATGCCACATGTTTCGCCAATAGCTTTGTAATGTAATTCGTTCATAACATTGTCTTGGTTTAATCCTAAATTGTGAAAAGCTAAAGAGTGTAGTGTCTTAAAATATAATGTATCTTTTTCAGTTAGATCTTTATTTTTTTTTAAAAACCTATCTCTGGCTTCATTAGCTGCGTTACGTGTAAATGCAAAATAACCTATACGATTTAACGGAACACCTTTTGCAATATACTTATCTACTTCATCCAATAATGTTTTAGTTTTTCCTGTGCCAGGAGGACCAATTACTTTATATCTCATTAATAATTAGGATCCTTTCGTTCTGCAGGTTTATATTCTATTTTATCTACGTGTAACTGTTTTAACTTACATACTTTTTCTACTTTGTTATCTATTTTTAATGAATAATTAAACTCAACTTTAAATTTTTCTTTTAATTTGTGTCCTATTTTTTCTTTAGATATTTTCCAATCACTACCTAAATGAGAGATAAAAGATTGATACTTAAAATAATGGTGACCATCTTCTGTAAGACACGACCCTAGTCTTATTTGTATTCTTTCTTTGGCTTGTGGTCCATTTACACAATAACCATATAACTCATTACCCAGTATATCATCCGTGCTTGTTCCTTCGGGTGGTTTAATATTTTGACAATCTTTTCTCCAATCTGTTAATTTGACTCTATAATCTTTTGGTTTTAAAGGTTCAAAATATATTCCTGTTTGTTCCCATATAAGATCTAAAACCTTTTTTTGATTTGTCATTATATCTACATCAGGTATTACTACTTCTATCTTGTCATCATTTGGCATAACAACATTAAATCTATATTCTGGTCTTTCGTATTTTATTATTTGATAGTCTGTTATATCTGGAAAAGCATTTATGTTATCAGATTTAACTCCAAAAACTCTAGAGTAACATAAACTTCGCATACACTTATCTTGAATAGGGTCTTCATAACAAGTATGACCAGCTGTTTCCTTATCCCATGCTTTAATTTTTTGATCTAACTTAGCTTTGTCCCAAGGTGTTTCTAAATATTTTGTGTTGGCAAACATAAGTTGATCTGTCCATTTATCTTTGTATTTCTTTTTAGCAAAGACCATGTAATTATACATAAATCTATCTCTACCATCATCTAATTTAGTTTTTGAGCACAAAGCTAAACAAGGTGGACCATCATTAAATTCTGGATCTGAACCTACTAAAATATTTTTGTGTGTTTGATCTACTAAAGTATCTAATGTGTTACTATCAATTTTAGATTCTTCTGCGTATTTTATAAACTCTTCTAAAGATAATTTTTTGTTATCCTTATCCACTGCATATCTATGTGTTTCCCCATTATTATAGTAGGGTAGATTAATAAAATTTCCTGGCTTTATGTTTCCTTTGTCATCTTCCTTTAATTCTTTCTGTTTTGGAAAAATTTCTGTGGTGGGTTTTAAACCCAGTGGAAGCAGAAAAGATTTTAATGCTTCTATTAAATTAGAAGCAGGAATAGGTTCTTTTAAAAATATGTAACAATGAAGTCCTCCACTTTTAGACATAAGAGGAAGTAGGGGTAATTTATATTGTTCAAATAATGCTAAGTATTTTTCTATTTTAAAATCTGCGTAATTTTTTGGATCAACATCAATACATCCAAATTGTGCTGTTTTATCTAATCTACATGGTTGTATTCCTATAGATATTTTTCCCTCTATGTGATTTTTATAATCAAAAATAGTTATGGGTCTTCCAGACCATTCATAGTCTGGTTTTAATTTGTTTTTTTCAACGTCTAATTTTGCTGATGACATATCAGCGATACCAAAGTCTCCTGAATAACCAGAAAACAACTTTATAAATTTATCTACCATAATGATCCCTTAAACCAAAAATATGTTTATATTATGGGCGGCTTCAGTCTCCCTAAACCGCCCACATTTCTCTTTCGAGAAACTAGTAATTTGATTTATTTTCCTCAGTTGAAGCAGCTGCAGTTTTTGACTGAGCGTTCTTTAAAGAGTTATGAAAATCACGTGCCATTTGATATAGACCTGCATCATCTACTTTTTTTAACATAGATACTTTATATCCATGCCAAGTAAAGCTTCCTGAATTTTCTACAGAATTTAATTTATAAACTCTTGAAAATATAGGTGCCGGTACAGATTTACCAGAAGGTGCTGATTCAAATTCATTCTCCATTAATGAATTCCAATTTCTACTCTCTTTTAACTGAGTAGATTTCATTGTCATCAAAGCTTTTTCTGGTCTATCCCCATTGATTATAACAAAATGATTTGCTGTCTTAATGATTTCATTACCATTGTCCAACATATCTTTGTTTCTATCATTTTGGGTTGTATTGGCCATAATGCTAGGACCCCTATCGTTAGAAATAGGTCTACCTTCTTTTCTTTCAAAAGGTGCCCATTCAGGGTACGTCATTTTATAGAAAACAGGAATAACTTCTATTCCTTTTTCTCCATTATACAGTTTTTTTGTAACTGTATTATAAAACATGCCGGCTTCTGCGCCTTCTACATACTTAGCATGTTTCTTTTTTGTTTCATCTGAACCACTTTGTAGTAGTTTCAGAAAGGGTAATGCAAGATCACTCTTATCTATGTTTTCCAAACCCATTCCTGAATCTGCAACAAAATCTAAGGTTGCTACTGCATTATCTTTTTTTATTGTCACGTCACTTGTTTCTTGACTCATGTTATTTGCTCCTTGTTATTTTTGTTTTGTTTCCCTTAAACAGGTTAAAATGTTCAGAAGGTAGTTCCTGATTTTTTTCAGTACACTCTCTAAACAATGCTTTAAGTGTCATAGGTTCGACTTTCAACCGTTGAGTTGGTTCAAACCCATGACCTTTTGCAAGGTCTGCGTAATCGCTCGCCTTGTTATCTTCGCCACGACCAAAGGAAACTGTAATCTCATTTTTAATAAGATCACCTAAGTCGTTCTCTCGAAGCCAGTTAAAAGCGCCTTCCTTTTTATCTATAGGAATAGTTGCGCTATATATCTCTTTAATTTCTATTGCAGAACCGTCTGCTAATTTCATAGTTTTCATTTTTAATGTATCCATTATTTCTGGAATAGCTATCTGTGAAATTTTGTCTGCTTTTTGTTTTTTTAACTTTAGATGTTCTTCATCTTTTAAGATGTCATCCTCTAGTTTTTGTAGTTGTATAACTAGGTCAGATAAATTTTCCACCCCAGTTAAATTATTTACGTCTTGAGGTGCATCCTCAATAAACATTTTTTGTAGATTTTCATCATTCATTTATTTCTCCTATTTGTTTCTTTATTATTTCTACTTCTTTCTTGGCTTTACTATATTCATTTTTCCAATATATGTCACTAATAAATCTAACTATTTTACTAGGAAGATATATAAAGGTAAAGATAGACATTAATATAGGGTTTTCTTTATTTAACTGTTTGATAGCTTTTTTAGAAATTGATCTATGTCTTTCTACTTCTATAAAATTTTCTATCCAATCTCGTGTTTCCTTAAGTCTTAGTTTTAATTTAATGTTTTTTTTATCCATTAAAAATTACCAGTTAAATTTAAACCCGTTTTTTCTTTATGTAGTTTGTCGGCTAACTTCATAAATTGACTTAACATTGTTTTAGTTACCCAACTTTTAGCATTAAGATGTTCTACCCAACCAATAAATTGATTTTGAGTTTTACAGTCATTATATTTAATACAATAATTACATTGTAAATCATAATTATTGCCTAATTTAAATTTAGGTTTTTTAAAAAAATAGAAAGCGTCTTTTTTAACCCAAACCCATTTAGGAGCTTCTTCACATTTTTTAATTAGATCCGTACCATTAGTTAGGGGAAGTCCTTGAGAAATTAATGTATTGTTTCCTTTTTCATCATAATTAACAGAAACATCTTTTATTTGTATTTCATAAATATGATTTGATTTTTTATGTTTATAATCAATAAGAAGTTTTTTAGCCGGATATTTTAAATTTTCTAATATAGAACCACTATGACCATCTAACCTTAGTTTTAAATTTTTATCTTCTGTTTCTTGATGCATAATCATAGGTTCTAAAACACCATATATCATGTGTCTAAGATCTTCTACTTTTTGACCAGTTATATTTTTAGATTCACTAAAACCATGTTCGTCCATTTGAATGCCAGGTTTATGTTTATACATCTATTTCTCCTCTTTCATGTATGTTAAATGGAGTTGAGTAATACATTTTTTCTTGTCTGTCCCAAGTTAATGTTTTGTACTTTCCATTGTTTATGTCGCAAGCTACAGCTGTTGCTAAGCTAATAACTTTTGGATCTCCAGATAATAATAAATAATCTTTATCTGAAAAATTTTTTAATAATCTTCTTAATCTATAAGTTACAGGTCCTGGACTTCTAATTATTTGTGTGTCTTCACCTAAAAGAACTTTTATTTCACCAAATTTTTGTGCACCAATAATATTATATTTTGGTCTACCAATTTTAGTACCAGGTACTTCTTGTAACAAATAAACTATAGGCTCATCTGTATTTTTTGTATCGTCATTTACTTTCATGCTTGACTTTTACTTTATTTTCTATACTGTGTCAACCAGAAAGAAGAAATAATATGGATTACAAATTTAAAACTAAACCCTATGCTCATCAAATAAAAGCATTAGAAAAATCACACAATAAAAAAGCATATGCTTATTTTATGGAAATGGGTACAGGTAAATCAAAAGTATTAATAGATAATATAGCCATGCTTTATGATAAAGGTAAAATTAATGGAGCGTTAATTATAGCACCTAAAGGTGTTTATAAAAATTGGCAGGACTCTGAAATACCTACACATTTAGTAGACCACATAGATAAAAAAATAGTTCTATGGCAGGCTATGATTAATAAAACACAAGAAGTAAAGTTAAATACTTTATTTGAAACAGGTGAAGAACTACATATTTTAATAATGAATGTGGAAGCATTTTCAACAAAAAAAGGCCTTGATTTTGCCTTAAAGTTTTTACGCTGCCATGAAACGTTAACAGCAATTGATGAGTCTACTTCTATTAAAAACCCCTCTGCAAAGAGAACTAAAAATATATTAAGTTTATCTACTCATTCTAAATACAGAAGAATTTTAACAGGATCACCTGTTACTAAATCTCCACTTGATTTGTTTACGCAATGTTATTTCTTAGATCCTTTTCTATTAGATTTTACTTCATACTATGCTTTTCGCAATAGATATGCAGAAATGAAAACAGCTCATTTTGGTGGTCGTTCAGTACAGATAGTAAAAGGCTATAAAAATTTACCAGAATTATCTAACAAAATTACAGAATTTTCTTATCGTGTATTAAAAGATGATTGTTTAGATCTACCACCTAAAACTTTTATGAAAAGAATTATTCAACTTACACCAGAACAAGATAAAGTTTATAAACAAATGAAAAAACTAGCTCTTGCTGAATTAAATGGTAAGTTAACAACTACAGTAAATGCTATTGTGCAACTTATGAGAATGCAGCAAATTACATGTGGTCATTTTGTTTCTGATGATGGCAAAGTACAAGAAATTAAAAATAATCGTACAACTGAACTAATGAATGTATTAGAAGAAATTGAAGGTAAGGCCATTATTTGGGCTCATTATCGACATGATATAGCTACAATCGTAAAAGAAATTGAAAAAGAATACCCTGGTTCTGTAATGACTTATTTTGGTGACACAACTACAGAAGATAGACAAAAAGCAATTAAAGCAATACAAGACCCTGAAAATAAAATTAGGTTTTTAGTTGGTACTCCGCAAACAGGTGGTTATGGAATTACACTTACTGGTGCATCTACAATGATTTATTATTCTAATGGTTATGACCTAGAGAAAAGACTTCAATCTGAAGCTAGAATAGATAGAATAGGTCAAGAAAGTCCTATGACATATATAGACATTATTGCTGAAAACACTGTGGATGAAAGAATTGTTAAAGCTCTTCGTAAAAAAGTAAACATTGCATCACAAGTAATGAATGAAGAACTAAAAGATTGGATATAATCCTAGAAAAAGTAGGACTAACGTATAGCGGCTACAGTTTTTCAAATAACACTATTATAACTCCACCCATACCTGTAATAATAGCACCCATTGACACCAGTAATATTCTTTCTACTCTAGTAATTTGATTCTCTAGTTGATGCATCTTATCATGAGTTTGTTTCTGCATAATTCTACAGAGTTTTTCATGTGATTCTATTTTTTGTAAAGCGTTATTAGACATTACACTGCTCCTTTGTTTTTAAGTCTCATTGTTTTTTCTTCGTTAGTTAAATAGGCATTTTCACTAGGTGTTAATCCTGTTGGTGACACATTTGTATTAGATACAAATTGCCGTGCATCTACACCTGGAGTTTCAGGTAAAGGAGTTTGAGAAGGTGCTTGACTAAATGGACTTCCTGGCACAACTAAATTTTTAATTTTAGGTACAACTTTGTCTAGCAAACTAGGTTCACTTTTAATGTTACCTCTTTCATCATACACAATATTTCCTTTTGCATCTCTTATAGCTCTAGCTTCAGCTGGTTCGTAACCACTAGGAAAAAATTCTTTTCTTCTATATTTACGTATGACACCATCCAATTCTCTTCTAGGGTAAATAAAATCTTTATTAACATTGTAAATAAAATTTTTACTATTTTTAGTTTTTTGTTCTGCTACGCCTTCTATAACTTCTACTTTACTTTTAAATCTAGGTTTTGAATATTTTAATGGTGTAAAAAGACCTCTTGTTAAATTACCCACATCTATAAAAGAAAGTTTAGATTTGTCTAATATTTTTCTTATTTCGTTCATATCTAGATCTAACATTTCAAAATCTTTTATCTTCATATACAAATCTCTTTGTATTCTAAAAGCTTCTTCTTGCATTTTATCAAACTCATCTACCATTACAGAAGGAGGTCTGTTAATATAATCTTTAGATTTATAAAATTTTTCTGTTTCGTCCGCTGCTCTCATAAGTCTACTAGCATCCGAAGCTAAAAATCTTAAATCTTTTTTAACATCTATTCTAATAATTCTAGTTCCTGTAAACAAAGCCGTAAGTTCATCTCCAAGTTTTGCTAGCTTACCTTTTCCAGTAACGTTACCTTGTAAAGCATCTTTTATTTTTCTACCTGTAGATATAAGACCTGGCTCTGCTCCCCTAATAATGTGAACAAGAGATTTATTAAACTTATCTTCTAACGAATCGGCAGGAGAATAAATATAGTTTCCGTCTGCTGTTCTACCACCACGTCCTGCAGATAAAAAATTACCACTATTAACATCCTGTATTCTTTCATAGTAAATAGCTGGTGAAAGAAATGGTTGTAACAGTTCCATCACAGGTCCTCTTTCAGAAAAAAATTGATTCATTACGTAATCATCAATATCTTCTGGCGCTATGTTTTGTTTGTCAGCCATTGTTATAAATGCTTCAAGTGGTCTTTGTAAAACATCATAAGGACTGAAGTACGACATATTGATAGCTGCTGATTCTCCATCTTTCCATGGTTCAATACCCATTAGGTTAGAGTTTTGATCCCAAGGTGCAGCTCCTGAACGACCGTATGCATCCCATTGCTCTTCTGTAGCACCTGTTAAATAGTTAGCTACTGTAGTTGCTCCTTTTCCTAAACCTTGTATTGCAATATAACCACCTATCAATTGTTTGTAAGCCATTTCTCTTATTCTAGGGTTAGGTGAAGACATAATACTTTTTAAAGACATAGCTACAGAAGTTGCGCCTGTTCTTAATATTTCAGCTGGAAAAGAAACGAAGTTACCTATGACAGGTATGTTTCTTATGCCTTGTATTACTGGTGGAACTTTACTGTAAGTTGGATAAGAATTTCTTAACATAAAAGCAGCCGCTTCATCTAAAACTTCATCAAAACTTTTTAATTGTCCAGTCATTAGATTTTTTTTATCAAAAGAATATCTTTGTAATTTAAAAAAGTCTTCTACTTCTTTTATATTTTTAAACGCTGCAGACAGATCTGATTTAAAAAATTCAAAACCATATCCTTTCCACATGTTATCTCCGCCTGCATATACTCTTGCAACTTTTTCTGTAAGTTTAGAATTTGCAAAGTATTCAAACAACTCTTGTTCTGTTTTTATTTTTCCATCTTTTAAATTTCTAAAAACTGCTTTTAATTCTTGAGCAACAATGTTTTCATCATAGACACCAAGACCAACAAGTTTTTCTACATATCTTGCAAAAGATACTTCATCAATAGGATCTCCCTTACCTGCTTTAAATATATCTTTAATAACCATTTTAGTTGAGTCAATAATATTAGCTCCTTTACCAACGTGTCCATTCCACAAAGAAAAAATAGAAGCAGAAGTAACATTCCTTACTTGTGTTTGTGGTGAGTACAATGTTTTCATTCCTTGAACAGTAGATTTTGCTTGAAGCAATTGTCTTATAACAGGTATTTTAGTTAACACATCTAAAGGTGTGCCAGTGTATGTTAAAATTTTTTTTAATTCAGGAGAAGTATAAAGTTTTTCTAACTCACTAGACATTGAACCTAAATTTTTTATCTCACTTATTTGAACCGGATTAACAAATTTTGTTTTTGCAGCATCTACAGAATCAAACAACCAACCATTTTTTTTACCAATCTCAGCTATTCTATCAAAACCTTTTTTATTTGCAGTTGTAGTTACAGCATCAGTAACCGTAAATAATACCTGTGATCTCAAATCTTTTTCTTCTCCTAACAATTTTTTAATAGCATCGGGTAATTCTTCTCCTGTTTTTAAAAATTTAAATTTATCCATTCGTAATTCTTTAGAACCAATGTCTTGTAGTATTTTAATAGGATGAATGTTTGCAGTTTTTCCTCGACCTAAAATGTTATTAACTAAATCATCTGCATATTTTTCCATGTGATTAACATTAGCGCCACCATACATTTTTTTAGCTACTTCTCTTAAGTCTCTGTTTTTTGAAACTACATTTTTAAGTACCCAACTTTTAGCGTTTTGTCTAACTAATACATCAGGAGTGTAGTTAGGGTTAGTAAATGTTGCAAAAGATTTTATAATATAATTATCTACTCTACCTGAAAGAGAATCTTTTAATTCTTTAATGGCTTCGTTTTTAGATCCTTTAGGTAAATTTTTTCCAAACTCTGTTAAAGTTTTATTAATGTCTTTTTTTAATTCTAATGCCGAAGGTCTAAATTCTTTTTCTAATCCAGTAAGTTGTTTACTTCCTCTCAAGTAATCAACAATGTCATCTAAGTATTGTTTTTCTAAAACTTTAGATGTGTTGTTTGTATTGTTTCTTGATTCAAATTTTTTAGCTAAATTATGTGCACGTTTTTCTACACCTTCTAATAACTTATCTACTTTTCTAGCATTTGCAGTTATAAATAATTGAACTTGTTCAGAGACTCCTTGAATATCTTTAGGTAATTTTCCATAAGATCTAAACCAAGACAATACACTATCTATTCTTTTTAAATTTCTTTCTGTTCTGTTTGGACTAGTCACTTGAAACAATCTCCATTGATCTCTATCTGGTAATCCTTTACCAGCTAGTTTTCTAGTTAAAGGAGATATAAATCTTTTAATTTCATTTTTTGAAGAGCCTATTAATTTTTGTGCAATTTTAGTTTGTGTTAAAGGTTTACCTGATAGTAAATATTTATATAAATCTACGTTTTGTCTTAACCCAGAGGCTGTTATATCAAAACCTTTTCCGATACCTCTAAAAGTTTTTTCAGCCACAGGTCTAACGATAGGTTTTACCACACGTTTAACTCCTTGCTGTAAAGTTTTTGCTGCTAAAGGAAATAAACCACCTACCAAAGCACCTTCTGCACCATATCTAATTTTATTCATAAACATGGTTTTTGCTTTTTCTCTACCAGATAAATTAGATGTGTCTTTTGGTTCAGCAAATTTAAAAATATTTGCTTCTTTTCTTTGATCAGGAGATGCAATAAAATCTGTAGCACCTATAACTACTGCCCCACTTCCCATACGTTGAGCAATTTTAGAAGCTTTACTAGTTCCCATTTTAGCAACGGCCTTAACAATCGGTGCTGCTTTAGTAGCTCTTGTTAAAATTTTTTGAATAACTGTACCTGGTGCACCATATTGTGTCATTATTTTTGCTAGATCACCTCTCCAAGTTTCCGGTCTTTCTGGTTCTATGTCTTTTACTATCTTTTGAAAATCAGAAGCAAAATTTTTATCACTTAAAAAATCCGTTCCCATAAATAATAGCTCACCAATACTTGTTGTAAAATCAAACGCTCCTGAT